TATCTACCGCTGTTAGCACTTAACCAATTAGCAACTTCACGATAGGAATATTGATTTACATGCTGTCTTGCTTTTTCAAGTAAGTCTAATTCAACTTTAATGGGGTCAAGAATGTCGGGGTCTTCTTCGTTTTGTTTATAGCCAAAAGGTACAGTCCTTGCAATGCGAGGTATCTGCACCCATTCGTTTTCTTCTTTAATGTCGGTTGGCTGTGGAAGTTTCCACTTGCCTACGCTTCTAGTCGTCATCTTCCACAATAGCTTTAGGTGGCATCAACATCACACCACCACTTGCCTCTACCTGCATCTTCTCTGTCTTCACCAAACCTACACGGTCAAGCAGTTCTTTGGCGGCAGACATCTTGTCACGAATGCCAAGTTCAGTTGGGTCATACAGTGCGCCAGTCATAGCCATTGCAGCTTTTGGCGCATTACGTGCCATATACATTTGTGTAGCATCAAGAACTTCTTCTTTAATGCCTTTCACAATATCGTTGATGTTAGATGTGTCAGAATACCCGGCCAGCTTTTTTGCTGTACCCATATCTCCACCAGCTTCATCAAACAACACGTCAAGAAACTTTTGCTGCTTCTCTGTTAATTGCCTTGCCATTAAAACTCTCCATTGTGCATGGCGTTTGCCAACTTCACTGCCCGTGATTTTACCTGAACTGCCCACCTGCTGTCAAGCATTTCTTTTGCTGCATTTGGGAAATCTTCTTCATGAATGGCATTCCACATTTTTTGAAACTTACACAAACGAGGGACACCCATGTTAAATGCCATATCTACCAAGATAAGTTGACGTACAGAGTCTAATCTGTCCACGCAAGGGTGCGCACGTAACAGTTCATCTTCAACTATCTGCACGTCATTCTCTGCAAGATACCGGGCATCCGATTCTGTAATCCCATGCTCATAAACTGCATCTATGCTTGGGAAGTCCAGATAAGCAAGTTCCTCATCTGTAATGCCCCGGTCTTCTAGGTTCCGACCAATGCCGATTGTATCAATGCCAAGAGAGTCCTGATACACATTCAGAACCATACCCTCATGGTCAATCAGCTTTGTGATTAAGTTGCGTCTGTCATACTTCATTTGCGTGACTCCGTAATCCTATGATTAGACTGACCCGGATGTCTACCTTCATGGTTCATCCACACTGCAAATGCACCTGTCATTGCGCCAGTAACAACAGACACTAAACCTGCTTGTGCTGCACTAGGTTCAGGCAAAGACATAAACCATTCTACGACACGCCAACTCATAAGTGTCATCACAAGCATCATAAATCTAGGAAGTAACTTCCACTCTAGGATTTTCTCTGCCGCCATTATTTTTTACCAAAGAACTTTGTGGCACTACGAACACCAAAAGAAGCAGCCACAATAACACCAAGACTATACTGATACCACTCAGGCATTTTTTCCAGTTGGGCAAATCCGTTTTGAACAACATTCTCCATCCCCGGTATGAAGGCAAGGATAAGTGGGATGCTGAACAAAATGGTAAGCCATTCGTCTTTCCACGAATTGGCAGACCCTTTGGCCATTTCCAAGTCCCAATCAATCTCACCAGTAGCTTTCTTTTCCATAATGACTGCTTCAGCTTTTGCTTTAGCAACCTTTGTGGCAGACTCTGCTTTCTTTTCTTCTACCTTGCCATTTAACCATGTTCCGGCTAAATCAGCTATCGGACCAATTAGCATGTTTAACATATTGTATCTCTATTTCAGATTTAATAATTTCCAGTCGGTCTTCCCAACTAGGAAATGTTTCCCGAAGCAACTTAATATTATGTGCCTCTGCGAAATCGTGCAGTCTTTTTTGCAATAGATTTAGGCTGTCGTACGAATTGTCTTCCTGCACGTGTTCCCTCTCTCTTTGCTTTAGTTGTAGCAGAATATTCTGCGCTTGTCAAGGACTTTATTGCTTTTTCAGGCAAATACCTTTCACCTGTCTGTGCAGAGGGCTTACCTGATTTAGTACGCCACTTTTGTTTTGTCCATGCTTTAAGACTTTTTTGTGGTGAGCGAAGTGCCATATGTTTTATCCGTTTACTATAAGCCAAAGAATACCTATAAGCACTGCAGCCGCAACAAGTATAGCACCTATAATGGCAATCCACTCAAGAAACTTTTTACGTTTTTCTCTTTGCTTGTAAAGAGTCTCTTGTCTTTCCGTGCGAATCTTACCTTCCATTCGGATAAGTTCTTCCCACGTTCCTGATTTGCATGTATACTGAATAAGCTGGCGTAACTGGTCACGCTGCTCTTGCAGCTTACGTTTATTCATTACAATCTCAAGTGCTTCTTGCTCAACTGATTTACCAGCAAATAGCTTCTTAAAGATAGGCGGGTTCTTTGCTTCCTTTTCCGCTTGCTCTATATCTGATAGCGCACCCATCCATCTTGACAGGTCACTTACCATAGACTCAATATCGCGGCCTACTTGAAATCCCTTTTTCAATGCACCAAAGGCCGCAGAAGCGGCAGCCATTGCACTCATGGGGTCCATTTTAATATACCTTTACGCTGTTGGGGTCTATGAGTTTAGGTATACAGTATACTGTTGCTCTGTCTCTTCCGTCTATTGCATCTAAACTTGTATGTGTTCCATACCTCTTTGCTATTTCTGCTGCGAAAAAATTGCACTCCGTAATGGACCGAAAGTACATATCATTACTTACTAGATTTCTGTCGTCTCTTATGCCAAGATATACGAGAAGCAAAAAGACGTGTTCCATTGTTTGTTTTCTTTCGCGTCTGTCGCCATCTCATGCGTCTTGCTTCAGCTAGTCTCACTTATAGCCGCCACCTGCAGCTTTGTATTCTCGTGCCAGCATCTGTGCCTTACGTGCTGACCACTGACCGGGCTTACCACCTTTGCTGCCAGCCTTAATCTTTTCAAACAACCGCTTTCTCATTGTGGGCTTAGTGTAATTGCCAGCTTCATTAACTCTACTTTTGCTCTTCGTTTTAGACTTCGCCTTGCTGCCAGCTTTTCCAACTGACCCACCCGCCTTGAGTTTTTGTTTTTTCGCCACGCCTTTAATTGTTCCTTTGTTGGCTGCTGCATAGAACACGTCCTCGCCTTTATCTGCACCATACTGCTTTTTCATAGCAGCTTTAATCTTAGTACCTTTTTTTGTGAGGGGCATATCTCCTATCTCCTGTTACGTGCGGGTTCCAATGAACGTCTCTTCAACATTAAAGACAACAGTCACTGCGCTATTTGCACTAGCAAGCCCACGAAACTTGTCAGCTTTATACAAATACAAACTGTCTGTAATCTGTAGCAGACTATTAGCTGGCAAACTAACTGTTTCAGCTAATGTGTAATATGTTGTGTTCTGACTGTTGTACCAATCAAGACTAAATGTAACAGCACTACTTGAAGCATTGTTAATGTAAATGCTTTTAATTGTGCTTTCATAATTAGCAGGTACAGTATACAAGTCTGCATTACTTGTAGTGAGTTCTATGCCAACGGTGCGATTTTTAGTTGTCATGTTACACTCCGTTGGTCAAATCATAAAAGATAAGTGAGCCAATAGCTGAACCTGAAGGTGTACCTGTTACGGCAGTACGAATACCAACCGTCATAATGTCGCTTGTGCCACCTATTGTTCTACCAAGCTGCAAACTAAACTTGTAACCTGTTGGTGCGTCAACACCACTACCAGCCTGTACAGTATTTGTAATATAGTCTAACTGCACAACTTCACCACCTGTCATCGCGGTAGCACTTACATCATAATCCACATTGGTAAATGCGCTGGTATCCCAAGATGGGCTTGTTAATGTGGCATTACGAACAAGTGTTATAATGTAATCTTGTCCAGTAGTAGGCAAGACTTTAACAATTTGTGGAAGTACAACAGCATCAAGAGAACCGCTATTCAAACGGACGGATACTAAAGGTAAAGTTGTTAGGCCTATACTTGAAAGCGTACTAGTTCGTTGTGCAGCCAATTCGTTTACATCTTGTTGATAACCGCCTTCACTTATGACTGTACTACAAATTTGTTTCATTGTAGCAGCAGAACTAATAGTATCTGTTGCGGTAATCTCGTAACGTATCGGCAGGATAGCTGTCTTCATATAGACTGAAGTCAAGTTATTAGCGTTGTGAAACTTGTGGCAGATTACGTTCTGCCCATCAATTACAAAGCCTACACGTACTGTACCTACACCAAGCCACTCATAGTCAATCAAAAGAATCTGTGTCTTTGTTTCATCCAGTGTGTATCCACTAGGGCCAGTACCATCCAGTTTATCTACATTCCAGTTAGCCTGTGTCACATATCGTGCGTCACTTGCACTGCCGCTTGTTGATGTACGAATTACAAAACGTAAATCTGTTTCATTCTGTTCAAAGTAGACACCATCATCAAAACCAAAGTAACCTACACGTTGGCGTAGATTAGCCTGTGATGCAGCCATTGTAAAGGTAGCAAGGGTAAGCAGCGACTTTCCCGGCTGGTATGGAAATACACGTTTTGTTTGCCGTATGACTTCACCAGTAGCTGTACCCACCGTCATAGAGTTGCTGCTCTCGTCAGATAAATGAGCAAATACTCCACTGCCTGTTGAACTGGTATCAAACTGTGGGTCAGCTTGAAAACGGTTCTGACTATCAAACAGAGTATAGGGCTGACTTATACGCAGTCTACCAAACGCATCAACTGTGTGGTCAGCAAATGCAACATCATTACCAATAGTACCAAAGACAACTTTTTCTGGATAGCTTGTTATGCTCATTTATTATTCCAGTCCAGCACCTTTTTGTGCAGCCTATGAAGGTAGGCATTTACTTTGCCAAATGGCTTGGCGGCATACAGGATGCCCCAACCTAAATATCTAACCAAAATAGGTTTTAGGTTTGTTACGCTTATTGATATTCTTTTTATGCCTACCCGGTCTGCGAATCCGCTTTTTAAATTCACGAGAAACTGAACCGATACCTTGTCGCGCCATGACATGCTATTTCCTTTATTTTTTCTTTGCGTAGCCGCCCATAGCCATGTAACCCATTTTATTACGTACAGGCGTAGGCAACTTTTTTAAACCTTTATTTCCAGCAGGTACAGATTTTAATACCATACCACCACCAGCCATTTTCTGTGTAGACTTTTGTGTAGGCTTCATAGATGCCCCACAGTTAGCGTAGCCGCCCTTGTTATATTTTTGTGCATATCCACCTTTTGCTTTACGCTTTGGACGAGGCAGAGGAGTAGCAATAGTAACTGAAATACCTGCAGGGGTTTTATCTCTTTCTGTTACTCTACCATATTTCTCCAAAACTTTTTTAGCATCCTTGCGTTCCTGCACGGTATACTCTTTTGGATTGTCTATAATCTTCATTGCTTCAGATGGGGTCATCTTTAGTTCTCCTATTTATTTTTCCGGCGGTCATTGACACCCAAAAGCATACCGCCTTTGCGATAGTCCATAGACCCCTTATTATTTTTAGTGGCATACATACCTTTTGCAGCTTTACCTGCTTTTTTGTTTAGATAATCACGCAGAGACAAACCAGACTTCTCCAGTTCTTCTTTTGTAACTGCCGCACGTTTTTGGCCCTGCTTATTAATGAAGTAGTCTTTGCCCATACGCTTTGCTTCAGCAATGGTGCGTGGTTCAAATGCATCTGTGCTTTCTTTTGCTTTAGCCCGTTCTGACAAAACAGGACCACCGCCCTGTGCCTTTGACTTTGCAGCCAAACTCTCTTGCCGCTGAGTTACTACCTCTGCACGTGACCGACCACCCTGTGACTGTGAACGATTGTTCTGCTTTTTCTTTGCAAGGCGACTTGGGTCCATACCACGAGGCTCTAGCTTTTTATCTTTCTTTGCTTTGATTGCTGCGTCAATACCGGACAAAACTGCAGATGCAGTTGCACCACCAGACAGTGCTGTTACTGCACGAGAAGCCATGCTAGGTTTCTTTTTTGGTGCGGCACGTTTCTCTCCCTTCAACTCTGGTCCTTTAGATGAACGAGGAGTAACGCCTGTATCCTTTTTTGCACGAAGCACATTCTTCTCTACTGCAGCACGTCCCTGTGAAGAACTGCCTGTAGGAAGTTTCTGCGTAGTCTTGCTGATGCTACGCTGTGCTACTTTACCACCAATTTGTTTTGCTGCTTTCTGTGCAGCTTGTTTTGTAGCAAAACGTGCTACTGCTCTACCAGCAGCTGTCAATACTACAAATGCCATAGGTAATGCCATTTTAAATTCTCCTTACCATTTCACTTTATGTGACCAGTATTTTGCTGACAGCTTACTAGTCGGTTTACCTTGCGCATTATGTCTTGCATAATACGACTTCTTACGTGCCTTATCCTTCGCTGTGGTAGGATTCTTGCCAGCACCCTGCACACCTTGCTGCCCAAAGCGAATGAACTTATATGTATCACCCTCTTTGGCCATCACTGCATGTGATTTCTTTGGATGCTTTGGAGTACGCTTGGGTTTGTTTACACCTGCCAAGCCTTCCTCTTTCATTTTATTTGCTACTCGTGTGGGTATAGCCATGATGTCACCTAGATGTAATAGCTATGTTCTTTATACCGATTAAATGCCTTGTTGCGGCTGGCACGTAAACTGCGCCGTGTATGGAAACGGTATAGTGTTTTTAATTTGCTCAAATATCTCATATGCTCGTCTTTCGCAGTCATTAAAAGTATAACCAATCTCACGTGTATCTTCAAAGAAAGTACACATTGTGGGATTGTATAGGCTACAGATTATCAGAATCGTTTTCAGACCCATCGGTCCACCCTTCCATACGCATGGCCCACTCTACGTGTTCCAGCGTGAATGGTCGGCCATAGTGGGCCTCTACAGCTTTACGTACATAGAAGACATCACTGTGAGGAATGTGAAGGCGGTCAAGTGTGTTAGTACGGATAGCTTCATAGAATGCTTCAAGAACATTGTCTGTGTATAGTTTTACGGATTTCTTAGCCATTGTCAAGAACTTTTTACAGAATAGTACAGATATTATCTGTAAGTAGTGTCACTTGTAAGTGTTACATTTAAGTGTATTTAACATCTTTTTTTAAAAAGCATTTAAGTGATTCACTTAAGTGTTATGTTATATATAATTATACACATTTTAGGGTATGTTGTCAAGCCCCTATTTTTTGTACACCCAACTTTTTTTATTTAGAGTGTGACTTTTTTGCAACACATTAGGTGATTGGTCCGTGTGGGGTGGGTTATGTGTGACATTTTTGCAACACTTATGTGCTTGTTTACGACAGTTACCCCTGTGGTTAACACTTGAAAATCCTAATCTGTGTATTTCTGTGTATATATATCTACGTAACCGGGGGGTGGCCCCTGCCTACCCGCCTGATTCAAAACAATTTTCTGCCTCGCCGCCCGCAAATCCGCAGAAAACTGCCAAGAAGCAGAAGAAAATGCAATCAAATCAATAGCTTGCAGTTAAATGGTAGCTGATAAGCTATCAGTTATCTTTGAGAATACCGCGAAAGAGGGCGTAAGTTATTGATAACGCTGAGAAAACACTACGGCCGTGCATATTTTACCCCTACCCATGCTATATTATACGCGTATAGCGTTCTCGTTTTGTTCTCTTTCGCCATGCTATCACCAGAACGAAACAGCAACGAACTAGGAACGAAACAGGAACACCCGATATGCCTCAATAAAAAGTGTAACAAAATCAATGGGATAAAAAAAGTGTTTGACTATCCTTTTTCCTTTTGCTAGTCTCTAAACATGAACAGGCCACTGACGGCCAATCGCAGGAAACAGTCCTTGGGATTGATAACCATAGCGAGAGGCTAGGCAAACGATACCAGCGGGTAAGTCTGTTCTTACTGAATACCCAGTCCGCATATGGGAATAGAAGCGGATACGACTAAAAAGGTTTTTAAGTTTTTAGTGTTTAGTCGGAAGAAAATAAAAACTTGACAGGTGGGGACAGGCTGAATATACTGAACAGACAGTCGGGAAGGCGAATTGAGCCGACTATAAAGTAGCCAAGTGTGCAGACACTCAAAATACTAGGCTATCATGACGGGAGAAATCCGTCTAGCTGGGCGAACCATCACCAGGGCTGACTTCAAGTCGGGCTAACTAGGTGAAGTGCAAGGGGGCAGTCTGTCCTGAAACCGCAAGTGCGACCAAGGGTGCATTTGTATGACAGGGAAAGTGCGACCGGAAATCCTAGGGTGGTCAATGTGATTGGGGCGATAAATTGTAAAGGCCAGTTTTGTCTGTTGTCTGGCCGCCATGACTATAAGTCGGGATACGCAAGCCATGGGAAATCTACAGATGGAACGCAAGTAATGTCTGCAATCAGCTTATGATGGCCTGACTTTGCCTTGGCAATTTCCCTGATAAAGTTTTTTACAGTCCAGAATCCGGTGCTTGCGTGGTAATATGCAAGAAACAAAAAAGGTAGGGCGTATGCGCTAGTCTTATGACAGTTAAGCTAATGCCCTACCTATCATTTTTTGATTGACTATCTTTTCTAATCTTGTTAAGTTATGACCATAGGCAATAGTGGAGAACAGCTATGACATACAATCTCATAGGCGTAGGTAATAACGCCAAAACTGTCAAGGGTGATGGCACTGAATACATGACAGGTATTCAATACATGAAGCCATACAAAACCATATTCAAGGGCAAGGTGCATAATCTATGTGCCTTGGCAGACAAGGCAAAGTGCCATGCTGGTTGTCTCAATACGGCAGGGCGTGGGCAGATGACTGTTGTTCAGCGGGGCAGAGAACGCAAGACAATGCTATACCTGTCTGACCGCATAGGCTACATGGATGCTCTGTATAAAGACTTGACTATATTCAGTCGCAGACAGCAGAAAAATGGTATCAAGCCATGCGTCCGACTCAATGGCACTAGCGATATTCAGTTTGAGAAAACAGGTATCATGGAACAATTCCCAGAGATACAATTCTATGACTATACTAAAATTGTCAAAAGGGCGTATGCCAAATTGCCTGACAATTATCATCTGACGCTATCCTACAGTGAAGCTGACCCAGAATATGCAGAACAGGTATTGACAGCAGTGCGCGAGACTGGTATCAATGCGGCAGTCGTATTCAGAGGCAAGCTACCCAAGACATTCAAGGGATTGCCTGTAGTGGATGGTGACAAGGACGACTTGCGCTTTCTTGACCCACAAGGTGTTATCGTAGGGCTGAAAGCAAAAGGCAGTGCAAGGCAAGACAAGACTGGCTTTGTGATTGACGCATAAAAAGGAGTAACTGAAAATGTTTGAGAAACTTACCAAACTAATCTGCGCGGCAGGTGGGGCTACACTCTTGACAGTATCATTGCCAGAGATGCTATACTATGCCGCACCTATCATGGTTATAGGCTATACAGGTGGAGTAATCTTACTCTTGATAGCAATTAAATCAGCAATATGGGATTGACATTGCGTGTAAAACCAGTTAATCCTGTGGCAAGAATGGCGGCATTGAATCGCCGCCGGACTTCCACCCAAGTAGTCCCACCCAAAAAGGGCAAGGGAAGCTACAACAGAAAGAGACAAAAGGACTTATTCGATGACCAAAGTAAAGAAGTCAAGTGAGTTTGACCATGACTGGAATGACCTGTCACTCTTTGAGAAAATGCCAGTGCGTAAAACTGCTGGCAAAGCAAAGAGAGATGACTGGAAGCGAGAACGCAAGGCAATGCGTAGGGCAAAACAAATGACACAGGAGAAGTGGTATGCCTAAAACCATTCAGATAACCATAGATGCAGACTGGATTGACAGTCTAATGAATAATACAGGAGATGCACAAGAAGTGCTGGCCATGCTTGAACAACATGAAGCTACCCTGTATGACTACATTGACGATGCTATCATTGAGATGATAGAACGCAATACCCAAGACTAACCCCAATAAGACAAACACAACACAGCAAAGGAGTAACACTATGTCTTACAACACAATCAACACAACCTACTGGAAGCAATCAACAGGTCTGACAGGCCAGTGCAAAACCGAACGCACTGCTGCCCTGTTCAATCGAGTCGCCGGACTTTACAAGGCGGCACAGGGTCTGCACCTGTCAAAGATGCAGATGTATCGGCAAGCACACGCTGAAGCAAAGCTGCTGAAGGCAGAGACAGCGGGCCGTATCATGGACACTGCATCCGCAATCATGGGTATTCAGTTGAAAGAGTTGGAGAAGGAACTGCGCCAGCAAATCCGCGACAAAACTTTCACTACTGAAGTGGAGTTTGACACCATGAAAGTAACAAACATCCGCGACCTTGCACAAGGCAAGCGCGGTAAAAAGGTAGCCGCATAGACAGTTGCCATTACACAAGAGGGGCAGTGCGTCTATGCGGTTTTCGTGTTCTCCATACACTGCCCCTCTTTCTCCTGACTTATTCATATGAAAGGTAAAACCATGCTCACCACAGAAGAAAGAACACAACTCTTTGAAATGAAAGAAGGTTATCTTGAGTTTTTTGTTGAAAACCCAGAAATGCGAGAGACACATCCCGATTTGTGGCACGGATTTGTTTCCTTGTATGAGGAAACAAAGTTAATGCTTGAGCATGACGAGCATGAAAAGATAATGTCAACAGCAACACAATCAATGGAGACAGACGATGAGTGACAATTACGACAGTGGATTTGACTTGGTATTATCAGACTATGAGCGTGGCTATCTGACCGCCTACTATGACACAGTTGTCTTTGACAGTATGGCAGACTGCTGTGACGAAGATTGGTTTGGTGTTCAGATAGGCGACAGGATGTTTGACCTGAACGCATGGGCAGATGAGGATACTGGTGATATTGTTTGTGTGGCCTACGAATGTGACTGGGTGAATGATAATTGGCAAACTAACTGTCGCCATAGTTGGAAACTGACCGACAAAGGAGACAGACAATGAACAGATTTCTGATTGAACATCACCCTGACTGGATAGCTAGGTCACTGTGTGACCAGCACATTGTCAAGATGCCATTAGAAGAAGCACAGATGCTATGCACTAGCCTGTGGCATCATGCGCCAGAGTATGCACAAGAGATGGGATTGTATAAGCCTGTGCATCAGAAGCACCCATGCACACTGTGGGCAATGGATAACAATCGTAACTACTCATTTGCTTTCAGGCTATACGACAGTATGTTGCGTGAATACACATTCCGCTATGGCAAAGAGCATGGTGCTGGCAAACACTATGATGCTCTGAAAGAGGGTGTGCATTTTATACCTGACACAACAAACTTCCTGACACCACACCCTCAATGCTTCAGTGGTCACGATGACTTAAAGACAGATGAGAACTGGCCTATTGAAGCATATCGTGCCTTCTACATTGTTGACAAAGTGCGCTTTGCTAGATATAACAAGGGCAGAGAAATGCCACAATGGATGAAGAAAGGAATTGAGAATGGACAAGGATTACATTCGGGGTGAAGCTGTCTTTGAGGATGGTGAGTGGTGGTATATACAACCCGGAGATAAAACTAGGCGAAGGATAGTCTCTCATGCCAAGAAAAACATGACACGAATGTTTGTCAATGGCAAATACATTCCGAAGTCTCACCCACTACACAAGCCGGGCAATTACAAGTCACTTGATGACGCATGGTCGCACAATAAGATTGACAGTGTGCCAAAGGGTGAAGTGTATGCCATTGTCAATGCGGCATGGCCAGAGTGGGTAAAGATAGGGTGTGCATCCATAGCAGAGGACAGGCTGAATGGATACCAGACTGGTTCACCCTATCGTGACTACAAGATTGTCTGCACAATACAGACAGACAATAAGAGAAAGACAGAGAACTTGATGCACAAGACTGTTCAAAAGCTGGCCGATGAGAGGCGCAATGAATGGTTCAAGATAAGTATTGACACTGTGAAAGAATTGTTCTATAAGTATGAGAGTGAATCAACAACAGCAAAGGAGCATGAAAATGCCTAACCATACAGACAACAAAGTAATCCTGTCACACGCTGACAGCAAGATGATTGATGACATCTACAATGTAATGAATACAGATGACACAGAACTGCTCAATCATCTCATCCCTATGCCCAAAGAACTTGAAGGCACATCAGGCTTTGACGAGAATGGTGTGACAGGATGGTATGAATGGCGGCTTCAAAATTGGGGAACCAAGTGGGACATATACGATGCACACTGTGACCGCATTGATGCGAACACACTGCAACTATACTTTAACACTGCATGGTCGCCACCTATCCCTGTCTTTGACAAGCTAGTAGACATGGGATTTGAGGTCACTGCTCGTTACCTTGATGAAGGCTGGATGTATATCGGTGAATACACAGGCGGCTTTGCACACATGACAGAGCCTAACGATTACTGCGTTGATGATGTAGAGAAAGTTATCACTGAATACCCCGAACTTGATGAGGAGTTTGGCATCAGTGAAATGATTGCAGAAATGAAAGAAGAAGAAGGAGATGCAGCATGACTGAACTAGCTTTCCTTTTAATTGGATGGAACTTGTGCTTCATATTCGTAGTGTTAGCACAAAAATACAATGATAATTGAAGCACTTGTCTGCATTGCACTCAATGTGTATCATGAAGCCCGTGACCAGCCCTTCATTGGGCAGGTTGCGGTGGCACAAGTAGTGATGAACAGAGTGTATGATGACAGATACCCCAACACTGCCTGTGAGGTAGTCAAGCAAGGCCCAACATACTCATGGACAGATGACTTTCCTGTTCGCAATCGTTGTCAGTTTAGCTGGTATTGTGATGGCAAGTCAGACAAACCAAAGGATAGCACAGCATGGATGGATGCTATGCGTATCGCACATGGTGTGTATTACGGCAACCTAGATGACTTTGTAGAGGGTGCTACACATTATCACGCTACCTATGTCCAGCCCGAATGGGCAGACACAAAGACAAAGGTTGTTCAGATTGGTGAACATATCTTTTACAGATGGGAAGATAATACTTGACACTAACTGTGCGTCTGTGTTATCATCTAACAAAATATCAGTTACCACTAGCAAAAAGGAGAAGGAAATGCCACTGGATTTTACTAACATCATTGAGACTGTGCCGGATAATCTTCAATTCAAAACAGTCTTTGAACCTACCAAGTTCACAGAGAAGAAGTATGTTATCAATGGAAATACAGGTGATTACATTGGTATCGTAGGAAAAGACTTTAACTGTGCAGACCATTCTGATTTCTTTCATGGTGTTCAGGATACTGTGCTGGAAACCCTGTCACCAGATGAGGTAGCCAACGCAAAGCTGACATGGAAGACTGCACGAAACAACGCATGGGCATTGATGGACATGACGCTGCCGAATGTTACAGCAGAGATTGTTACAGACAAGCACAGCACGACTGTTGCCCAGCGTATCATTGCCTTGCATGGTATTGATGGTAGCTGTTCCAACCAGACATACTTCGGTGCGATTGATTTCTTCTGCACCAATGGTATGATTCGTGGTGAGCATGACAAGGTGCGGCGTAAGAACACCAGCAACTTTAGTCTTGACCTGTTTATCCGCGACTTGAAGCGGTCACAGCAGGACTTCTATGCACAGACAAAGCAGCTTCAGCATTGGGCTAACACTAGCATCAGCACCTTTGATGTGAAAGCTATGCTGGAAAAGGTTATGTCTTCAGAAAAGAAAGCAACCGATATGTTCAGCTTGTATAGTGCAGAAGCCGGAGTGCGTGGCTACAATATGTTTGCCCTGTATTCTGCCTTCACAAACTATGCCACCTATGCAGATGAGCGTAATGGTTTTAACCTTCGCAATACTGGCAACGATACACAGGCTGTGTCAATGTTCCAGCGTGAGCATGAAGTATCCAAGTGGATTTCAAACCCAGCATTCAAACAGTTGGAGGCAGCATGAGCGAAGAATGGAATGGCCCACAAAGTTTGTGGCAGTGTTTTTGGAGCAAAGAGCATGGTTTCTATGAACACTATGAGAGAAATGAGTATTTAGAAGAATACATACAAACCAAATATGGAGAAAGAAGTATAGCTTACAAACTCCTGTATAAGTATTGGGCTGTATGTGGGTTCTTTCAGGATATTCGTGCTATTACTAAGGGAGATGGGATATACTGGAAAGATTGGTCAGTCAAGATGACACTAAGACAGTATCTTTACATGACCCTGATACATTTTCCATGCCTAAGTATATGGGAGTATATCAAGTATGATGTCTTCAAGATGACATATGTAGACCCACATTTAGGCTGTTACAGCTACCCTAATTGTGATGAAGCACCTAATGGATGTAGGCATGTTATGGGAGATGATGCTGAACAATATGGATATAGGGATTAAGCATGAAGGTAAATAAACTAGTAGAAGATTACTATTCTTCCTATGATTACAGACAGTTACGAGATGAAACTAAGAAACAGTATCAATACTTTCTGTCTGTTATGCTTGACACAGTAGTGGATGAGAAGCCTCTGTCTTCCTACAATCTTGATGCTGTCACCAGCCGCTTTGCAAAGGAGTCTTACAACCAATGGTGTGAGAAGGGTATTCACATGGCTAATCATGTAATGTCTGTTACAAGAGTGGTGTTTAATCACGGTTTGCGTATGGAACTGTGCAGCATGAACCCTTTCTCTCTTGTGCGGAAGCGCACAGCAGAGAGGCGAAAGACTGTGTGGAGCAGGGAAGACTTACAAAAGTTTCTTGATGCAGCATACAGCGATTTTAACACACGCAACATAGGATTGATTGCACAGATGGCATACGAATGGTGTCAGCGTATTGGTGATATGCGTAACCTTACATGGGATAGCATTGACTTTGACACACAGACTGTTCACATTGAGCAGAGCAAGCGTAGGGCTGATGTTCACCTGCCTATATCGGATGACTTGTGCGAGATGTTACGTCAGCAGCAAGATGACTTTGGCTTTCAACAGTATGTAGCCCCGATGCCTAGACCAATACGAGGTGAGTTCAAGCCATACTCACTTACAAAGCTGCCCAAATATGCACGAACTATCATGGATAGCATAGGTTTGTCGCAGGAGTTGCGGCTGTCTGACCTACGCAGGACTGGAACAACAGAGATGGTTGAGGCCGGTGTCGGTATCGGTCAAATTATGTCGGTTACAGGACACGCTAACCCCGGCAGCGTAAAACCTTACATGAAAAATACTTTGTCAAGTGCAAATTATGCATTGACAGAGCGTAAAAATCATGTTATAAGCATGGTAACTGCCGCAAAGAAAGGGATTATATATGACTAATGTATATAACATTATAAGTGATATAGACTTATCTAATGGAGAAACAAAGAGGATGAACTGTCCTGTATGTAAAGGATACAAAACCTTTACTGTGACCAATAACATGGGCAGTCTCATGTGGAATTGCTACAAGGCTTCCTGCACTGTAAGTGGTAGCACACGTGTTCATCTCTCCGTAGAAGATATTCGTTCCGGCTTTGCGGGGGCAGAGGAATATGCCGCCAGCACATTTGATATGCCTAGTTACATTGTCCCTCACCGTGGTAAGCGTGAGGTAATCAAGTGGTGTGCTGAGTGGGGCATCGATGAAGATGCGATTGGAATTATGTTTGATGTGAAGGAAGACCGTGTTGTATTTCCCGTCAAACACGATGGCCATATCGTGGACGCTACTGGTAGAGCATTAGGCAAACGCCTACCAAAGTGGAAGCGATATGGAAATAGTGGCTTGCCATTTGTTCATGGTTGTGGTAAAGTCGCTGTAGTTGTTGAGGACTGTGTGAGTGCCGCAGTTGTAGGCAGTGATGTTTTTGTTGGGGTTGCTGTGTTGGGAACATCATTGCAGGAGTCACACAAGAGGTATCTCTCACAGTTCTCGACAGCTGTCATAGCACTAGACCCTGACGCATTACCAAAGACAATAGCTATGGCAAAGGAATTGAGAGGCCATGTGGACAAGGTTCATGTCCTTCGCCTACATGATGACCTCAAGTATCGTAACCCACATGACCTGCAAAGGTTAGCCAGCATAGGAGATAAGTAATATGGAACTATCATTAATAAGAAGTCTGATGGACAAGTCATTCTACGATGACCATCGGGGGGCAAGGTGTCCTGACCGACTGTTCAGTAAGGATGTCCGTAAGATTAAACAGGCTATTGACAATGCAATGGATAAGTATGAACGCACTGTAACGCCTGATGAGATTGAGGCATTGTTCATGTCTAACAATCCCACACTCACCACCGCACAGAAGCAAGCGTATCAAGGTCTGTTTCGTAACATCAAGAGAGAGCAGCCGCTTGGCGGTGACATAGCACAAGAGGTTCTGTCCAAACTGTTTCAACAGGTTATTGGTGAGGACATTGCAAACCTTGGCTTTGACTATGTGAATGGAGATAAGACCAGCCTTGAACCGCTGCGTATTATGCTTGAGCAGTATGGAGATGACTTCACACCCAACTTGAATGTCGAGTGGGATGACATCGAGATTGACACACTGCTATCACGCAATGACCTTGAGGCAAGGTGGACATTTAACATCAATTCATTGGCTATGAAAGTAGAAGGTGTAAATGCTGGTCACTTAATTGAGGTAGGCGCACGGCCTAACACTGGTAAGACATCGTTCCATGCCAGCATGATTGCTGCTCCTCGTGGCTTTGCACATCAGGGTGCTAACTGCATCATCTTGTGTAACGAGGAAGGATACCATCGTGTTGGCGCACGATACCTGACAGCTGCTACTGGCATGACCATGCGTGAGATTAAGGATAATCCAAGCAAGGCCCGTGACTTGTATGCACCTGTTAAGGAACGCATCAAGATTAAGGATGCTACTGGTCGTGACATGTCTTGGGTTGAAAGCATCTGTAAAACATACCGTCCTGACATTGTTATCCTTGACATGGGTGACAAGTTTGCCAAGACAGGTGGCTTTGCTAGAACAGATGAAGCCTTGAAAGCAAATGCTATTCATGCTAGGATGATTGCAAAAGAGTATGAGTGCGCTATGTTCTACATGTCACAGCTTTCAGCTGAAGCAGAAGGCAAGGTTCTATTGAACCAGAGTATGATGGAAGGTAGCCGGACAGGTAAAGCAGCAGAGGCTGACTTGATGGTGCTGCTGGCAAAGAATCCAGTAAAGATGTCAGAGACAGGCAGTCGTTCAGATGAGTTGGAAGAAGACCCAATGCGTCACTTGAATGTAGTTAAGAACAAACTCACAGGCTGGCATGGTAAAGTGGAGTCAGTGCTTGAGTATCAGACAGCGAGGTATGTGTAATGAAACTAACTCTTGATGTAGAGAACACGGTTACGCACCGTGATGGTAAGATGCATCTTGACCCCTTTGAACCAGAGAACTCACTGACTATGGTCGGTATACTCTCTGACACTGGTGAGGAACGCATCGTTACCTTTGACCATTCGGAAGTAGAACCAGAGATTAATGGTCACTCTGTTGTTCAAGAGTGGTTGGACAAATCAACTGTGCTTATAATGCACAATGCAGCGCACGACTTGCTGTGGCTGTGGGAGAGTGGCTTCAAGTATGATGGCCCTGTCTTTGACACTATGCTTGCAGAGTATGTGCTTCAGCGTGGCGTGAAAGAACCACTGTCTCTTGAGGCTTGTGCTGAACGTTATGAGTTGGACACACGAAAGCAAGACACACTAAAGGAATACTTTAAGAAGGGGTATAGCACACGAGACATACCACATGAAGAACTATGTGAGTATCTGTCAGCTGACCTTCATGCTACACAGCAGTTATCAGATAAGATTATGTATCGTCTGAATACCAATTCAGATGCTGGTCTGCGTGGCACAGTTGACCTGACCAATCAGGTTGCTGTGTGTTTATCCCATATATATCAGCGTGGCTTTACTGTTGATAGCAGTAAGCTGGAAGAGGTTCGCGTTGAGTTTGAGGAAGAGAAGAAACAATTAGAAGCTGCTTTGCAGGAACATGTTCATAAGCTGATGGGTGACACGCCTATCAATCTCAACAGTCCAGAGCAACTTGGCTGGGTAATCTACAGCCGCCAAGTAATGGACAAGATATACTGGTCAGAAAAGATTGACCCATACATGTCTGACTCTGCTTTTGCTACACTGATTAGTTCCGGCACACGCAAGCTGTATAAAACTGCTGCGGAGAAATGCCCCGACTGCAGTGGAGAAGGTTATGTGCGTAAGATGAAGAAGGATGGAACTCCCTTTGCTAGAAAGAACAGATGCACAACTTGTGATACAAAGGGTTTCCTGTTTAATAACACAGAGAAGTTGGCTGGCCTTCGCTTTCGCCCACCTAGTCCTAAGTGGTTGAGTGCTAATGGCTTCTCTACATCCAAACAAAACTTGGAGATGCTAGAGAATGCTGCCAAGTCAAAGGGCATGGATGATGCAGTTGACTTCTTGTCAAAGGTCAGGCGGTTGTCTGCCATTGATACCTATCTGTCTTCCTTCGTGGAAGGCATACGCATACATACAAAGCAAGATGGTAAGCTGCATGTTCGCTTGCTACAGCATCGCACTGCTACTGGCAGGTTCAGTGGTGCTGACCCTAACATGCAGAACATGCCAAGGGGTGGCACATTCCCTGTGAAGAAGGTGTTTGTGTCACGGTTTGAGGGTGGCAAGATTATGGAAGCAGACTTTGCACAGCTAGAGTTTCGTGCTGCTGCTTATTTATCACAAGATGGAGTTGCTATTGAGGAAGTTTCTACTGGATTTGATGTTCATGCATACACCGCTAAAGTTATTACCGCTGCTGGTCAGCCTACGGATAGACAGACTGCGAAGGCGCATACATTCGCGCCGCTATATGGAGCAACAGGCTTTGGCAGAACAAAAGCGGAAGCAGCATACTACGAACACTTCACAGACAAATACAAGGGAGTCGCAGCTTGGCATTCCCGATTGGCTAAAGAGGCTTTGACTACAGGCGTAATCAAAACACCATCGGGTAGAGAGTTCTCTTTCCCAGACGTAAGGCCAAAGCCAAATGGTCGTGTGTCTCACTTCACGCAGATAAAGAACTACCCGGTGCAATCATTTGCAACAGCAGATATTGTGCCGCTTACCTTGCTGCACATTGATAAACAGCTTGACAGTATGCAGTCTTGTGTGGTAAATACTGTTCACGATTCTATCGTTATTGATGTGCATCCAGATGAAGAAGAACAGGTAAAGCAAATAATTACAGATACAAACGAAATGCTTACCAGTCTAATCACCACTAAGTGGGGTATAGTCTTTAATGTTCCTCTGATTTTGGAAGCAAAAATTGGTCCGAATTGGCTTGACACGAAAGACATTGCGTGATATAACTATGTTTCATCTTTTATGAAAGGAGTATATGTATATGGAATTGACTACGATAGACACAAACAATTATGCAGCCATGGCCAAGGCTATGGGTATTGCTAATGAAGGGACAACCAAGTCTTCTTCAAGCACCCTTGCACGGCTGCGTATCTCTCACTCACCTATCATGGGTGAGGCAGAGGTAAATGGCCGCAAGGTAAATATGGAAGTTGTTAATGGTGGAACATACAAGCTAGAGATTCCAGATGGTCCAGCCTACTATGCATCATCCATAAAGATACGCCCTTATATGCAACGCTTTATGTATAAGCGTTTTGTAAAGGGTAGTGATAAGACACCTAATCGTTACATCAAAACAATCATGTCAGACAATCTGAATGTTGACCTGAAGGATAACGATGGTGGCTTTAACTGTGGCAAACCTGCTGGTTACATCGAAGACTTTAAGGCATTGCCACAGAAGACACAGGACTTGATAAAGCAAATCAAGCGTGTGCGTGTGTTGTTTGGAACAGTTGAGTTGTCCAAACCTATGAACGAAAAAGGTGAGGAAGTTACAGTTGAGTCATGCCCATTCATTTGGGAGATTGACAATCGGGATGCTTTCAAGATTGTTGGTGAGAGTTTCTCTACGCTGGCAAAGATGCAACGACTTCCCTTGCAGCACATGATTACTGCTAATACAGAGGAACGCAAACTTCCTAATGGTAATAGCTTTTATCTTCCTGTTGTATCACTTGATGTTTCAAAGACACTGAACATCGAAGCTGCGGAACAGACTACATTTTCTAATTTCTTGGCTTGGGTTGACAACTACAATAACTATATCATCAAATCATGGGCAGAGAAAACTAACTCTCACATTGATGACGATGACAAAGAAATTGTAGATGACATTGTTGACATTGAACTGGAAGACGAGGACGCAGCGTAATGAACCATCCAGCTGAACTGGCGTTGCACCAGTATATGGAGAACGCCGCTAATGGCCAATCCACTATGTCAGAAGCAACTATCAAACAGGTTGCAGAAGATGTAGCTGCTGCACTGCAACGTCAGTTTGGCGGTGGTAACAAACGAAAAGAGTTTGGTTTGCGAATGTCTAACATTGGTAGGCCAAGCTGCCAGCTTTGGTATGAGAAGAACGAACCAGAGAAGGCGTTGCCACGGCCAACCACATTCGTAATGAACATGATGATTGGAGACATCGTTGAAGCTGTCTTCAAAGGCTTACTTAAAGAAGCAGGAGTGCAGTATGAAGACTCTGATTCAGTTACTCTTGAGTTGGACAATGCATCCATCAATGGAACATATGATATTGTTATTGATGGTTCCGTTGATGATGTAAAGTCTGCCTCTGACTGGTCTTACAAATACAAGTTTGAATCCTTTGATAAACTAAAAGAGGGTGATGGCTTTGGATATGTAGCACAGTTAGCTGGCTATGCAAAAGCGTCTGGCAAGAAAGCTGGTGGCTGGTGGGTAGTTAACAAGGCTAATGGAAAGTTTAAGTATGTGCCAGCCACTAACCTTGACATAGAACAAGAAATGTCTTATGTTAATGATACGGTTCAGAAGATAAAAGACAATAAGTTCGAGCGTTGTTTTGAAGCTGTGCCAGAAACATTTAGAGGTAAGGAAACTGGCAATCTTGTATTGAATAGCAACTGTGGTTTTTGTTCCTACAGATTTTCATGCTGGCCTACATTAGAAGAACGTCCGGCTGTTAAGTCACAGGCTAAAGACCCAAAGCTAGTTCCATATGTTAGCCTAGCAGAAGAATATAAGTAATGCCTAATGCAAAACAATTTATTGCAGCACGAAAGAAAGGGTATCGTAGTGGTCTTGAATACAAGGTTGCTGAATCACTTAACGAACAGAACGTAGAGTATCTCTATGAGCAAGTTAAGATTGAGTGGGAAGACCTTGCATACAGAACATACACTCCAGACTTCGTGCTGCATAATGGAATTATAATAGAAACTAAAGGCATGTTTACAGCAGCAGATAGGAGAAAGCATCTTGCAGTAAAGAAGCAACATCCCAAGCTGGATATACGCTTTGTGTTTGAAAACAGTAGAAGAAAGCTACGCAAGGGAGCAAAGTCTTCATACGCAGAATGGTGTATCAAATATGGCTTTAGGTATTATGACAGAATCATTCCCGAAGATTGGCTAAAAGAAAAAGGAAAGAACACACATCCTAAGTTTATCAAGTTTAATGGAACAAAAGTAAAGAGGAGTAAGTAATGGAAAATAAATTTAGCATTGAGGGTAATGATTTTTTGGTTCGCATTCGTCCCCTGACTGACTATAGTGGAAGCTGGAACGGCGAGATAGATTTAGCAGTTATCACATCACCTGATAACGAACTAGGTGACGATGACTACAGTGGCATGATGCATTTTTGTAAGATGGTTGCATCCTCTATTCCAGTTATGGAACTGAACGAAGAGTTTAGAGAACTTGTGCATTCCTATGTCGTAGAAGTTGTTGACAAAGACTATGAAGATGTAGTAGAAGATAAAGCTACAGTAATAAACAAAGAGGGTAACATATTAACTGTTGACTTTAAGCCGAAAGGAAACGCATGATGAATGACTATGGAAAAGTTATAAGAGAGATAGAAGAAAAACAAAAACAGGCTGCTGCTCAAAGTGATATGGTCAATAGCCCACCTCACTACAATCAAGCAGGTATTGAGTGTATAGATGCTATCTGTGCTGCTACAGAGGAAGGCTTTGAGTATTACCTACAGGGAAACATCATGAAATACCTCTGGCGGTATCGCTATAAAAATGGTTCCGAAGATTTGAAGAAAGCAAAATGGTATTTGGAAAAACTAATTGAGGTCAGAGATGAGAGTTAAAGTATTTGTAACAATAGACATTGACCCTGATGAATACCCCGTTCCTGCTGACGGTGATGTAGCAGTTGAAATAGAGGACAGCATACAGGAATACTTCTATGATGTAGATGGTGCTGTTATCAAACATATTAAGACAATACAGGAGTGACCCCATGAATAACTATTTACCAACCGACTATCAAAACTTTATAGCACTGTCCCGCTATGCCAGATGGAAAGAGGATGAGCAACGGCGTGAGACATGGCAAGAAACAGTATCAAGATACTTTGACTACATGGAAAAGCATCTGCAAAAGAAACATAAATATGTTTTGTCAGATGAACTGCGCGGCGAACTGGAAGAGGCAGTGCTTACACAGCAAGTCATGCCAAGTATGAGAGCATTGATGACTGCTGGCCCCGCCCTTGACCGATGCCATGTAGGTGGCTACAACTGTTCCTATGTTCCAGTTGATAGCCCACGTGCTTTTGATGAGACAATGTATATTCTTATGTGTGGCACAGGTGTAGGCTTCAGTGTTGAGCGACACCATGTTGAGAAGCTGCCCATTGTCAATGAAGAGTTTCATGATACGGATACTGTAATCAAAGTTGGTGACAGTCGTCCGGGCTGGGCAAAGTCTCTGAAGGAACTACTTGCAATGCTCTACTCTGGACAGATTCCAAAGTGGGATGTGAGTGACGTGCGTCCTGCAGGTGCAAGGCTCAAGACATTTGGTGGTCGTGCCTCTGGTCCACAGCCTCTTGTTGAACTGTTTAACTTCTGCATTGAGAAGTTCAAAGGTGCTGCAGGTCGTAGGCTGTATCCGATTGAATGCCACGACATCATGTGTAAGATTGGTGAGGTTGTTGTTGTAGGTGGTGTTCGCCGTAGCGCACTCATCAGCCTGTCCAACTTGAACGATGACCAGATGCGTCACGCAAAGGCAGGTATGTGGTGGGAGAATGAAGGGCAACGTGCGCTGGCAAACAACAGCGTTGCCTACAAAGAGAAGCCACAGATGGGAACATTCATGCGTGAATGGTTGTCATTGTATGAGAGCAAGTCAGGTGAGCGTGGTATATTTAACAGGCAATCCGCAAAAATGCAAGCATCCAAGAATGGTCGGCGTGACATTGAACATGACTTTGGGTGCAATCCATGTAGCGAGATTATTCTGCGTCCATATCAGTTCTGTAATCTGTCAGAGGTAGTAGCACGTGAGAATGACACTGTTGAGACACTAAAAGAGAAGGTTCGACTTGCTACAATTCTTGGCACATTTCAAGCTACGCTTACTGACTTCAAATATCTTCGTAAGATATGGAAGACAAACACAGAAGAAGAGCGTTTGCTAGGTGTATCATTGACAGGTATCATGGATTGTGCAGCACTGTCACAGTTTAACAATCGGGGTAAGAACACACTCGCAGGAACATTGGAAATGCTTCGTGATGTTGCTATCACATCTAATGCTGCTATGGCAAAACAACTTGGCATTCCCCAATCTGCTGCTGTAACATGCGTCAAACCATCAGGCACTGTGTCACAGCTTGTTGATGCAGCTAGTGGTATTCATGCTCGTCATAATCCATACTACATTCGGACAGTGCGTGGTGATAACAAAGACCCACTGACACAGTTTCTTACAGCACAGGGTATTCCTTCAGAGCCTGATGTCATGAAGCCTGACAGCACAACAGTGTTTAGTTTCCCAATGAAGTCACCAAAGGGTGCAGTAACACGCACTGCAATGACAGCTATTGAGCAGCTAGAGTTATGGCTTACTTATCAGCGTCACTGGTGTGAACACAAACCATCTGTAACAATCTCTGTGAAAGAAGGTGAGTGGATGGATGTAGGTGCATGGGTCTATAAACACTTTGATGAGGTGTCCGGTATTAGCTTCCTGCCATTCAGTGAGCATACATATCAGCAAGCACCTTATCAGGACATTGATGCAGAAACTTACAAAGAGTTCTTGACAAAGATGCCAAAAAGTGTAGACTGGTCATTGCTGCAGGAGTTTGAGAAAGAGGATACGACATCAGGTGGACGTGAACTTGCTTGCACGGCAGGTGTCTGTGAGGTTGTAGACTTAACAGCAGCATGATGTGGGAATACTGGTGCAAGGCAATAGGCAGTAAGGCGTATGATGATAACAACAAAGCAGACAAGGTTGCAATGCTGCGAACAGTCTGGGTTATCTTGCATATCCTTACTTGCCTTGCTATCATACTGCACAACACACGAAACATGGGATGGTGGTGAATCAGTATGACGGACGGGGTTGATTGGCCAAACTGGTGGCAATGGTGGTTGCTTACTGCCATTACCATCAACACAACGATAAACGTAATTGTTTTCTTTAGGCATCGCTTTAGAAAACGAAACTAGTCCCCATGACGGTGGGGTCGCATAGTGACTGAATAACCCCTGTGTAACGGGGGTAAGGTATACACGGGGAGTGGTTCTCCTGCTCAACCAGCAAACGTGTAGTTCGGGCGAAGTATTAGACAGTTACTAGCCTGATGTGGGTATTAGTCAAATCCCACCTATGCACTTTACGAAAGGAGTTAGACATGAGATACATGGTTGACTTACCGGATGGTTGGAAGTATGGTTTCCCAAAGGAGTTGCCCAAAGATGCAGTTATGTATTATGGTGGCAATGACTACGGTGTGAAGAAAGAGTTTAGCATCACGGGATGGGCTATCTCTGAAGGATACCCAAAGGAAAAGATTGACAGTTTGGGTGAACATTTTTACTATAGGCAATGGATAGAAAATGAAGATTGAAATACTGGATTATGTAGAAGATGATGATGGTGGCGCGACTGTCACTTTTGACTTGGACGATGCAGCAAAACGTGTTATGATTGCTGAAGGTCTAATCGCTGTGCTGCATAGGTCATTGCAGTATTTGGAAGACATGCATGAGTATGAAGAAATAACAGAGGAGAAAGAAAATGAAGATTAAGTTTGACACAAACACAAAAGATGTTGGAGCAGCAACTGCTGCGTTTAGTTCTTTGTATATGTATTGCAAAGATTTGACTATGCACAAATCATCGTGGGGTGATGAGTATATAAACATAGAAGGTGAGATTGATTCAAGTAATTTAAACATACTGGAAAGCGCATTGCCAGATGGCACGTTCAACGAAGACACAGACAAACTCTAAACCGATATGGAAAAAGGGCGAGGATTGGACACAGTATAAACCACCTCGCTCTCATCCGTTTTATGAAGAGTGGGAAAAGCTGTTAGAGAAGGAGAAGGAAGATGAAAGAGATACTGATTAATGCCCAGCGGTCACATTTGATTGGGCATATTAACAAACACATTTCTAATATTGAAGTGTTGCTCACGCATCCTGTTGGCATAGGTGAGCATCAGGATATACAAGAAGCAATTGAAGCGGAACTTGCTCACGTAGCAGACTATCATGATAAGCTGGAAATGATTGACAAGTTCTTTGTGCAACCTAAACAGTCAGAAGAAAGTAAAGATGAACAAGAAGCTGATTGAACATTTTGAGGATGGGTATAGGGCATTTAATCGTGTTCAGATTCACGAAGACAAGTATCACTTTGTGGCCAACCCCCTAAAGAAAGATACCACTCCATATCGTGAGTGGCAGAGAGGTTGGAATACAGCCTACTTTAAGAACTTGGAGAAGTTAAATGGGTCTGGAGCAAGAAGCTAAACAGTGGATGAAGGAGAGACAAAAGAGTATGATTACAGCTAGAGATTATCAAACACGTGCGTGTGGCACAGCAATCTTTCCAAAGCATCAGGCTATGGAGTATCTTGCGCTTGGCTTGGTAGGTGAGTCAGGGGAGATTGCAAACAAGGTCAAAAAGTTTATTCGTGATGGTGCTGCACCAGAAGAGTTTGCACAGAAGAAGATTGACCTTGCCTATGAGGTAGGGGATGTGTTGTGGTATTGTGCAGTATTACTAGATGAATTGGAAATGGACTTAGGCCATGTCATGGAAAACAACTTACAGAAACTGGCTGACCGCAAAGCCCGTGGTAAGCTGGGCGGTTCTGGGGACAATCGCTAGTTACATATGCATAGCAGCTATTGTAGCATATGTGCTGTTCATTATTGGTGCTGGCTTAACTAATACAATATGTAACTGCTTATGAAAATGGGGGCTTAATTGCCCCCATCCTTTTGTTCCTGTTCTTGTTCTTCTTCTAACGGAATATATTCTTCTGATTCATAGTCATGATAATCAGCGTTGGCTAGTTTTTCTGCCAGTTTCATTTCTTTTATGTTCATCAGAGCGTCCCCCCTCTTAATTGGTCTCCCCTAGATACAGCCCACTGAAGAACATTAATACGTTTACCATCAATTACAACATGTTTATCCTTGTCATCCGTAATTGATTGTCCACCAAATACGTTTTCGTATTCTTCTTCAACACGGCGGCGGGTATTGCGAGGCATTGTTTTCCACGCAGCTTCATCCAGTTCACTAAAGGGAAGACCTTCATATGCAGCATCATATTCAATTCTATCACGTGCCATTTCTTTTGCTTCGGATATAATTTTTTCTGAATACTTTAACAGTTGGTCCTTCTTTGCTGCATTTCCAAGTGCAGCGTATTCAGGACTAAAGATAAACTGTTGCATCCTGTCTTCCATATTTAGTGTGCTTCCACTGCGTGAAAGTTCTTGCCTTGTATACAGGTCAAGTGTCTCACTCTTTTCTCGCCTATACATATCATATGGGGTAAGACCAAGACGTGCCATTTCTTTTTCAAGAACATTTTTAGTTCTCTTACCAAAACCAAAAAGCTGTTTCTCAATTGGATTAACTGCCAACAAGTCACCAGTTTTAAATGGAGACACAGCAGCAAGGTCATAGTCCGTTTCTACACCCATTCCCCATTCACGTAATGGGAAGTCTGGCAAAGAACGTGTTGCTCTACGATACATAATATCAAAAAAGTTATCTGTTCCACCAGTTCTTGTTTCTGGAATAGCACGTGACTCTGGGTCAAACTGGCCATAGAAATCTTTTACTACAGCAGCAGGAAGAGTAAATGTATTTATGATATTGCCAAGGGTTTCTGCCGCTATCTTTTCTACTTCACCAGACATTGCGTCATCAAAGAATTTATCAACAAGATACAAACCTGTTCCTGCTCTAAAAGTAGAACCAAACAATGCTGTCAATGCATCTTTAACGTATGTGCTTGGATTGGAAGGAAGCGTTCCTCTTTGAGAACGATATATCAAATCTGCTATTAGCATGAATGGAGCAAAGGGACCATATACCGGACGACCGTCTATGAAGTCTCCTTTATTATCCTTTATCTCATACCAGTTTGCTTCGTCACCTTGCTTAACTCGCCAACCATAAGCAGTTGCCATCATTATAGCACCAGTCAATTGCTTTGGCAGTTTTTCTTTGGTGTATTCCCCAACGCTTCTTGCTGGAAGTTTTGAACCCAACCTATCAAGAGGAAGCATACCAATAATAGGCATGTGTTCATACACAAACTTTAACTGGTTGGCAACATATCTTGGAAACGGAAGGAAAGCAGATACTACAAACGGAACATTATGATGTGCTTTAATAATACCACTTGCAAGTTTACTAAAGTAATCATCGCCAGTCATAGCAGCTTGATACGTAAATTCAAAAGAGTCTTTTACTGCTCCTTCTAATATTTCTGGGGATATGCGAGAGAAGTCACCTGCCTCAATAATTTTATACAGGTCTTCTCCTTGGTCAGCCAAGCGGCGTTTCAAAGAAGCTGTCAATACACCTGTCTTAAACATATTATCAGATGCAGTATTCAGAAAGTTTGCTTTTCTGCCTATTGTGGACAGAACAGTTTCAGAAGGTAACTGCGCTTGCAAATCAGCTGCTTCTCTAAATAGCAAAGCTGACTGACTAGGAAAAGATTCTGCAAATAATCTGCGCATCGCTTGCGCTTCATAGGGATTAAACATATAAGAAACCATATCAAAAGAACCGCTAAATGGATTTCTTAAGTTTAATACATTATCAAATGTTCTATTTGAAGCATCCACTGCAATACGCATACCACCATTAAGATTGTTACGCATAGTTGTTGCAAACTGTGAAGTCATAAAACCAAGACGTAACCTATCCAAATCACCTACTATAGTTCTACCTTTTTTAAGTGCTTCAGCATCCTCTCTTGATAGACTTGATACACCAGATTTGTTAAGCTGGTCCATGTCATCAATCAAACTATCTACATCCGTTTTTGTTTTCTTTGGAACACCGCCAAGTGCTTTGGATATTTGTGCTTGTGCGCCAAGAGTTCTACCAGCTTCTGATACTTCAGCTAGATACACCAAAGAAAACTGGTCAAAGTTAAGATTGTGGTCATCAAGAATTTTAGCAACTTCTGCTACATCTTGAATCTTACCATCAGCTATAAGTCTTTGCATAGCCGATGTAATACGTTCACCTTTTTTTAGTTTAAGTTGGTCTTTGACTTTAATGCCAGCAGCCGCAATGTTTCTGAACACATCAGAACCCAATGCAGCTTCCATAGTATCACCCGGCTGCATATCTTTTTTAAGCTGTCTACCTATGCGAACTTTATTTGGGTCAAGAGCATTAAGAGTTTCCTTCATCTCTTTTACTTTTGTTTTTGACGCAGTTTTCAAAACACTAGCTGTTTTTTTACTAGCTTTGTTTGCTTTTTCTGCAGCAGCTATTTCAGCTTTAGCAAGAATCTCGTTTGCTTTACTAGCCTTCTTTGCAGTATAAACACCTATTGGAAAGTTAATAAGGCCAGCGGTAGCAGCACCAGCCAACCCCATCATTGCTGTTCTGTCACCCTCGTATTCATCTTGAATACCAGTTTCAACACGCACAAATTCCTGCACAGCACCTTGTCCTGCGCCTATAGCACCTTCTACTACTGCAGCTTTACCTGCACTTTTCAAACCTTCAGACAGTAATTTACGCACACCAAGTTTAGCAGCTTGTGTTCCCGCCATAGCAGCTAACTTACCGCTTCCACCTGTCAACACACCTGCGTATGTGGAAGGAGCAGTCAATACACCAGCAGCATAGTCCCACATCATGCGACCTGAAACATCTTCATTGACTTTATCATAAGCGTCAATCAACCGACCAAAGCGTTGCTTGCCTTCTAGGTCTGCATTTTGTGCATACTCAAGGTCACGAATAGCTGTAACTTCATTGACATCCTGATACCGCATGTGTTCCATGAAGGCATTGTATACTTCCTCTGCACTTGCTGTTGGGTCTAGGTTTTCCCTTTCCCGCAAAAACAATGCAGCATCATCAATAAATTCAGGGTCATTCAGAAGAGTCTCTTCATCTAACTCTTCTATTTTGTTATACTGTTTCAGCATTTATACTACCTTAAATTTGGCTTTGAATGTCTGCAATAATTTTATTTGCTTCTATAACTGCACGTTGTGAACCCATTGATTTGGTCAAATCCGCTATGATTGCAGCACGTGCATCATTAAGTATTGTTGGAACATCACCCGGCTTGGCTGCTTTTGCATCTTTCAGTGCTTGTGTTCTAATGCTAGAAGTAGTCATTCCTGTAAAAGTACCTACTTTTGGTGGAAGGCTGGATGCACCTGCACCTGCACCTGATGCTGTTGTTGTTGTAGACGTTGATTGTGCAGCCTTATATCCTTTTTCTTCCGCCCAAGCCATAAGTTGGTCCTCAATATCGCCAATATCTTCTGGTGTAAACTGACTACTACCAGTTTCTTTGAATTTACTTCTTATAAAAGAAGATACTATTTTATCTACTTCAATACCTCGTGCGGCTGCTTGTGGCTTATAAATAGTTTCTCCAGTAGTAGGATTAATACCAGCCTCAGTTCCACCGCTAATACCATAACCAAAACTTCTTAAGTAAGTAGAAGCTGAACCAAAACCACGTGTGCCTGGTCTACTTTCCGTTCTACGCATAGCTGCCTCTGTTTGTGCTTTAACAGTAGGGTCTACCAATGAAATGCGACCCTCTACACCTTCGCCATACTCATAGTCTTCCATAGCGTATGCCCGCATCTCTGGTGCAGACAAACCAAATGCGTTGCTAAATGCATCAATACGCCTTGTCATAATCTTACCAAGGTCTTGACCAAATGTTCCCTTAACTTTACCGCCAGTAGCATCAATCAAAGCGTCACTGCTATCCATGCCTCTATTAACTTTGCCCATGTAATCATCAAGCATCTGGTCATAGGTACGGCCTGTTTCTTTATAGCTTGGTAAAAAGGACACAACTTCAGCAGGTTTAATTTCTATGCCACTGAGTGACATTCTTTGCAAGCTGTTTAAAATATTTTCGCTCTGACCCTGCCTTAAGATAACATCAATTTGGTCAGGACTAAGGTTATAGTTTTTTAAAGACTCTACTATTTTTTTATTTTCTTGCCTTTTACTGCGCCGTTTTTTAATATTCTCAACGCCAAGTTCTGTCCAAGTTTTAAGAGAGTCATCAATAAGTTTCTGCGCACGTTCACGTTCTTCTTGCAGAGTTTCTGTTACGTTCTCCGCAACACCAGCAGCAAACATCTGTAGATTAAATGCCATCGTTAATTCTCCTTGCCATCAAACCCTTTTGCTCTTCCACTGGTTGTTCTTCTTGCATTACAACTTCTTCCTCTTGAACTTCATCTGGCATCATAGATTCCCTGATGGCCATCTGTGTTTCAGCAGCGTCAGGCACAACCTCTTCCGGGCTTTTGCCAGTTAGCACAGGCTCAACACCAACAGACTTTGCCATCTGCACAACTGTTTCAGCTAAAACAGGAGACAACAAAATGCCTACATCAACAGAGTGCAAACCTTCCATTACTCCACCTAGTTGAATAGCATCAACCATTGTGTCAACTGGAACGCCCATTTCAAGTAGGTCAATCATTTGACCTGATTGTCTTTCTGATGTAAGACGAGGCATATAAAATTCTAACGCTTGCTCAACAGTATTGTAACGAGGGGGACGTTGCCAAGGGCGGTCGCCTAAAGGAGCAGTTAAAGATTGCCCAGGAATAGGTGCATCAACACTTGGAGAAATAGCATCTTTATCAGTCATTGTTAAATGCCTTTCTTACTTGAAGAACCAAGTCCTTAACACTTTCTAAATTATTGACTTGTTTTTTAGCAGCAATATTTCTGCTCAATAGCCCATAAGATTTTTCTTTAGGCATTTCTTGAGACATGTTTTTCTCAATCATTTTATTCATGCTAAGTATAGCATTTTTAGAACCATTCGTAAACATATGTTTGTCTTTCTTACAAGAATGTTTTAACAACTTCCGTTACAAAGTCACCAAAAGTCTTACTAGATGAAGCATCGTTTTGCATGGACTGAAGATTAATACTAGCATCGGCATTAAGTTTTGCTATTGCCAATTTATTAATGCGGTCCAATTCATTGTCAGCAGATTCCCATGCCCACTCCATTGTGTCAGCATAATACGTCCACAAATTATCGTAAGCAGTTTTGCTTATGTCAAGGATAGCATTTGCATTTAGTTCGTTGACACGATTGACTGCTGCAGTATCCGCTGTAGCAATCTCTCTGCGCCACTGTGCATTGCTCTGTGCAATTACAAGTTGGTTTTGTGCATTGAATTGGTCGCGTTGATTATTTACTTCTGCGTTGAAACGATTGACAGTGTTGGCTTGCCCTGCATTAAATTGTGCTTGCGCATTTGATTGTGCCGCATTAAACTGCGAAGTGTTGGAAGCAAGATTAGCAAAGAACTCGTCAACTTGATTCTGTGAACCTGCATTAAACTGACGAGCAGCATTCTGTGCAGCTTGGTCTGTAAACAAACCTTGCACACGCTGTTGTGCTTTAAACAGTTCAGTCTGCTGCTGATTAGACAGGTTTGCCATATCCATCTGCAAGAA